AGAAGATATTGACGCAATAAATGTTAATGCATCGACACTATCCGGCTTATCTAGTACGCAGTTTGTTCGTAGAGATCTAAATAGTTCAATTGGGGGAAGCCTAACATTATCGGGTGGCCTATTTACAACAGGTGCTTCTACACAAAACATTGGTACGGTTACTAATAAATTTAATACAGTTTATGCAACAACATTTAGCGGAACATCGACTACAGCACAGTATGCTGACTTAGCAGAAAATTATATAGCTGATGCAGAATATGCCCCGGGTACAGTATTGGCAATCGGAGGCACAAAAGAAGTTACGCAATCAACCGTGGATAACGATATAGCAGTTGCAGGTGTAGTAACAACAAATCCTGCGCATTTAATGAATAGCGATATACAAGGTGAATATGTAGTTGCACTTGCATTGATAGGAAGGGTACCGTGCAAAGTTACGGGTAATATTAAAAAAGGTGATATTCTTGTATCAAACGGAAACGGTTTTGCACGTACAGAGACAAACCCACAATACGGGCGTGGTATAGGTAAAGCACTAGAAAACTTTAGTGGAATATCTGGCACAATTGAAGTATTAGTTGGTAAATTATAAAATAAAATAACTACTTTACGTAGTATAACATGGAAAATATATAACGGGGAATAAAAATGTTAATTGATGGATTAAATTTAAATGAAGGATCTGTGATAGCCAACCTTACAGTAGCAAGTGGCACAACTTTTCCAATTAATGCAAGTGCAGGTGAATTGTATTTTAGAACAGATATAAATGCACTGTATGTATATAATAACAGTACATGGGTAAAAACAGTAGATAGCGCATCAGGTGCATTGCTTGCAAATACTGCCATAACTGTTGCAACTATGACTGCAACAGGTGATATATTGCCAACGGTTACTGGCACTCAAGATATTGGTGCGGTATCGGCACAATGGAGATCGATACACACTGGTGATATAGTTACTAATGTACTAAATATCGGTAATACAGCATTAATTAGTACAAATGCAGGCACAATTGATATTACTGCTAATTTAGATCAGTCGATGACAATCGGTACACAAGGCTTAGGTACAACCCGAATACAATCTGCAAACTTAGTGAACATTATAACTACGGCAAGTACAGCAGATATAATAATTGATACATCGGGTACTAATGCACTAACAAGACTGCAATCTGCAACTGAGATTACATTAACTGCCCCCACTATTTCGACTATCGGTAATGCTACTATATCGGGTACACTAGGTGTCACAGGTAACTTAACAGTAACAGGCAATTTAACTGTTAACGGTACAAATACAGTAGTTAATTCGACTACTGTAACAACAGCTGATAATATTATTGTTACTAACAGCGGCGAAGTTGGCACAGGTGTAACAGCAGGTCTTGCCGGTATACAAGTAGATCGAGGGTTAGCTCCAGCATATCAGATAGTGTTCGACGAAGTAGATGATATGTTCAAAGTTGGTATGCTTGGCAATTTACAAACTATTGCATCTCAAAACTATGTTACAGCAGGATTTGCTCACAGCGGTAGTATTTCACCCCAATTAGATAATACAATTAATTTAGGTGCTCCTGCAGCAAAATATGCAAATGTGTATGCAACCACCTTCCAGGGAGTTTCGACTACGGCACGGTATGCTGACTTAGCAGAAAATTATATAGCTGATGCAGAATATGCCCCAGGTACAGTATTGGCAATCGGAGGTACAAAAGAAGTTACGCAATCGACTATAAGCGGTGATAAAAAAGTAATAGGTGTTGTTACAACAGCACCGGCTTACTTAATGAACGATGCACTTGATGCAACCTTTGTTGCAGCAGTTGCACTTACTGGGCGAGTACCATGTAATGTTACTGGTATAATTGAAAAAGGTGATATGCTAGTATCAAATGGAGATGGATCGGCACGTGCAGAAGCTAATCCGGCAGTAGGTAGTGTAATTGGTAAAGCACTAGAAAACTTTAATGGAATATCTGGAACAATTGAAGTATTAGTTGGTAAACACTAAATATTACACTATAAACGATGACTAATTAAAAAGCGGCTCATGCCGCTTTTTTGTTGATTGTCTCTTCTACTTGCTTAATTTTGGTAGAAATTTCGTCTAAATTTATTGTGGACCACAACCCAGGGTGCATTGGCTTAGGTAATACACCGCTATCGATCCAGCAGTATCCTAAATGCTCGTGATTTAATACAGGAATAAATTCTTCTTCTATGATGCAAAAGAACGTATTATATGCAAATCGGTTATCGTTGCTTGTGAACATCTCGATCGGAATAGTTTTTTGTATAGCAGGGACTATGCCTAGTTCTTCGTTACATTCTCGCAGCAATGCTGTCATTAAGCTTTCGTCTGCCTCTACCTTGCCACCTGCTAGTCCCCATGTAAACGGGTGCTTATGATCGTTACGCATTAGGTAAAGATATCGCTTAGTAGAAAGAGCATAAAACCATGCACCAACAGCACTAATATCAGGTTGCATTATATAATAATATTCCATGTACCAGCTTCGTAAATCCCTTCGTAAGATTTAATCCACTCGGTCCCAGTCCATTTATATTGCAGGCCAGTGGTAATATTTGTCATATATTCTAATGAAGATGTGTTTCGAGAATCAAATGCTACTATCCACTTAACGCCATCATACTCGATGATATCATTAGTAATAGCAATAAGCTCGCTACCATCGGTACCTTGCCAAGCCTTGGCTAATTCTGTATCTAAACTGCTACCGATGTCGTCTAATAGCAGATACCGCTGTCCTACTGATGCCACTGGAAAATTGCCCGAAGGTTGCAATTTAGTACCGGGCCCGGTACGAATAGGATTTATCACTTTTGTGATAGGCGGTAACGTGTTAGCTGGGATTGTGTCTGCGTCAACAATAAATGTAAGGTATCGGTCATCAGTTGGATTAAATGCAATTGTACCTTCTATTTCGGAATTAGAATCACTGTTAAATAACCGCATTAAACTAATACCATCTCGTAAACCACCGAACATATCAACAACAGGGTGCCACTTATCTATATTTGGATTAAGTAAAACGGGAATCTCAAGACTATGATTATCATTTTGTATAATATCTGTTTGTGGTACTAATTGCAATTGACCATTAAGCAATAATAATCTATAACCAGTCGGTGTTATATTTTGTCTAGCCCCGATTAGCAGATCACTACCGGCAATATCGTTAACAAAACTACCAGTATCATTGTAAACCCCCGCTAAAATTTTAGTAATCACACCAAGTTTTTTGACTTTAGCCGGAGCACTAATCCATATCGGAATCTCAAAATTAAATGTCATTATGTCGATACCTTCGTCGGTTCCTACCGGTACTGTCTTGCTGCTCCAGTTTAAACCTACGCGCTCAACCACTGTTAAACTAGTCCAGTCGATATAATTATCTGTAGACTGTATTTCAAATGAAGGATTAAACATCCAGGTTAGCTGTTCGAATAATTCTTGTTTCTGCTCTTCGCTCGTTGTCCATATATCTAAATTAATCTTTAATCGATGCGGAACAGGCATTAATCGTTCTATGGTAAACGCATTACCTTGCTGTTCCTGAAACGTATCTGTGCCAGTGTCGTAAGTGCGCTCGCGCACATTCATCTTATCAACATGGTATGGTTCCTGCACACGCTGTCTGTCATACTCCATGCCTGCAATATAAAATGACATCAGCGGTGCACTAAGCACAGTATTATCGGAATTATTTCGCAAAATGGCAGATGCATTTTTAGACGCATTGCCGTATTTTATAGGCACCCGCTTATATACAGGATTACCTGTTGGATCAAGCCCGAACGTTACTTGGTAATGCGAAAACATTCTTGCAAACTGCAATAAGAATCGTCTTACCTGCCCATCGTAAAAATAATTTACATCATCTGCCATTTAATTAACCACCGTTGTCTGCTTTAGGTCGAAGCGCATCTGATAAACTCTGACGTTCAGGAATATCTCCCCGATCCGATGTTGTTGTAGTATTTGTATTATTAACAAACTGACTACGAAATGTCTCTGATGTTGGTCCAGGTGTTAAATTAGTACGCACATCGTCTTCGATCTTAATCCATTTGCTACCGTTAAATCTAAATAATCTGTTTGGAAAATAATCAAGGCGTAAGCAGTAATCACCGTCGGTAGGCACCACAGGAAATGCTATACCTGGTGTTACAGGTGAACCATTAGGCGGGATACCGTCCCCTGTTAAATACGAGCCAACTTCGTAATAGCTTTGGTCATTATTTACACCTGCTTGATCTGCAGGATGATCACTTGTAGCAGGGGCAGTAACATAAAATGGATCAACATCGTACCCACTCTGTTTTACCTCCTCCTCAGCCTGTGTTACAACCGCATTATTGATATCAATATCTTTTTGGAAAGATGATAGTAAATCGCCTAACGTTGTACCGCCCACACCGTCGACCTCTACTGTGTTTTTATCGCCCTGAGCCTGAACCTGACCAAGAATATCTGCATATTCGCGGCTATCAACAATCGGTGTAACCTTTACTCGCCATAAATGAGGGTACCATGTAGCACTAAATCCTTCGCTTGCACGTGCTGCATCTGTAACAACATAAAAACGTTTTAGTGCCGCCGGCATATCGCTATCAAGGGCATAAAAATCTTTTAAGTGAGGCAATTCAAGAACATCACCGTTCATTAATTTCCTGCCTAAATTCTGTATCATATCATCTAAATGGAATGTGATGAATAGCGTATCGTTATTTAAAAATAGACCAAACTGGCTAAGATCGAAATCGATATCTTGCACATTGTACACGCCACGCATAATAAAAATATCCGGTTCATACGATCTATCTCTATTTTCTAAAAATAATAAATCTTGTATATTTTTTTCAGATTGTGTTGCATACGTCGGCTGGGTCGCATCGCCCGATGGTGTTGCAGTTTCCTTAGGACCTAAATACTTGTGAACGTGTATATCTACACCGCCTACAGTATACATCTCGGAAATTGCTTTGTCGATAAATTTAAAATCGTTACCTTTATCGGGTCTGTAAATACTTAGTCTTGGCATAACTATTATTTATCTGTCTGTACCAAGGCAATAAATAGATATATGCAACATACTATATCTCCACTTGCTCAACAATTTTTTAATAACGCAAACATATCAACTATTGTAGTAATTGATATTAGACCGTCAGCCGGGCATTCTAGCTATGTTATTGTACAAAATGCAATTGACACATTGCTTACTAAGGTTGACTTTACAAAATCATTTGACGAAAAGATAGTAATATTGTATGATGAGACATTAATATCAACTGCACTAATATTATTGCATGATTGTATACGTAAACAAACAGGTGATATTAGTAATGTGATAATAGCAACTACACATACAGCGGGTGCTACAGCATGGTATAACGAATATTGCAGAATAATGCATCACCGCCCAGCGAAAATACTTGAGCTACTATGGGAATATTCTGCATATTTTACTGTAATGCATAATATGTATATGTCGGCATCAGTTAATCCAATAGCAACAGATAATGCATATTATTTTGATTACTATGGAGGAACAAATTCAGATGAAGAAAGAGATGCAATTGCAATAATATTATCGTTGAATTCGACCATACAACTAAACTATCATGCAGGTTACACTACTTCTAGAGAACTTTTATTACAGTACATAGAAGAAAAAACTGATTACATAGATGCTCGACTCTGCGATAGTGCAATGCAAGCATACCCGCAATCTACATTACAAAAAAATATATTACCAATACAATTTGGCTTTAGCAAAATACAAACAGCGCTTGAAAGAACCGTAAATGCTACCCCGATTCGAATAGTTAGGGAAACTGCAAATGATGAACCGTATACAATATTTACAGAAAAAACGCTGGAGCCATTGCTGCTAGGACAAATCTTATTACCGCTAGGATATAATAACGTAGAAAAACTTGAACAGCTAGGAATAAAATTTATGCATGATGTAGTAGATTATTCGTATCAAACAAAAAGATCGCTATTCGGCAGAATTTCTGCATTGCAAATAGAATTAGATCGATTAGTAAAAAAATATACAAGAGATGAGCTTATTGCCATATTACAATCTCACATCGACATAATTAACCACAACAGTAAGCATGTATCGTCGGGGAAATTATTTTCGCTTATAACAACCAATGCACAAAATCAACTTAACGGTTGACTATTATTATCTTATATTGTAAAATGCATACATATAGTTAATCAATGGAGAATATAAATGGCCGCAAAGAAAACATTTACTGCTAAAGAGCCAGTTTATGCAGGCGAAGAAGTAGGTACACTTGAATATAAACGCAAGCTAGTAGACGTGCTAAATTATAATAACTATGCGCTACTGGCAATGTCCGGCTTCCGGGATTGAGCCTGAACCAGAACAGGAATTCAACGAGCAACTCCGGG